GCTCTTGTCCATCCCGTCCCAAAGCACCTTGCGCCCCATCGCCGTCGTAGGGAAAAAGTACGGATAATAACCTTTCTGCTCGGCGGCCCGCTTAACCATATAATTAAGGTCGGTTTTGTCTTTTCCGGCGCGTCTGTGCCAAACCTTAACAGCTCGCCGGCAGCCGTTATCCATGGCCCGCAAAAACGGCAGCTGATAATCGCGAGGCGTGTAATTATATGGGAGCGTTATTGTCGCCATAATTAACAATATTGATTTCAAGATTTCCAGAATGCTCTAACTCCTGCTTGTCCCGCCATCTCTCCGGTTGCCTATTCTTGAGCCAGAAGATGCAAGCCGTGGTGTCAGCCGGGTAATGCTTGCCCCCTAACGTGTACCCCATTGCACGCTTTAATAGAGATTGCTCTACATTTTGGGTATCAAATTCGTCTTTGCCCCTCTTTAGGGCCTCCGAAAACTCTTTGTGTTTAAGCTTCCAGAGATTCAGGGTTGATTCCGATACTTTGAATTTCTCAGCCAGCATTTTGTCGCTGGCCCCGAAAATAGAGCAGTACTCAAATGCCTCTTTAGCGTATTCGGGCTTGTAGGCTGTGGGCCTACCCCCGCGATATGTCGCTTTCTCAGCTGGCTTTTTCGTGGTACGCTTCGCCATACGACTCCGCTTTCCTCAATTCAATTTCCATTTCGAGACGGACAATTTCAGCATTCAGGCAATCTCGCTGCTCAACCTTCAATTCCAGGTCTCTCTGCATCAGCAGGATTTCTTGCGGTCTCGAAATCGTCAAAGTCCTGTACCTGATTGCTCTCGTATGTGCGGAAATCATCGCGGAAACATAGCAAACACGGCCAATTCTGTCAGTGTTCCGGCTTTGACCCGTCTACCGCCCCGCAAATCACACAAATCGCCATATTGCCTCTCCGTACAATTACTATTCTGACAAAATAGAGAGGGGAAATCTAATAACTGGCGGTTATAATCCGAGCAGGCTTGATAGGAATTCGAATTGAGATTGATTGAATCGGTGGGTTTGTAGGCGTGGCTGTTCAAGGCGGCAGTAGTAGGGTTGAGACACTTCAAGCATCTTGGCGGCAAGCATCTGGCTGATTCCAGCGGCCTCCCGTGCCGCGGCAAGCTGGTTGCCGTGGTACGTTACCCGGTACTCCCGCACCACCTGAACCGGTCTTTCCGCTGCGTCGTCCGCCATCCGTGGCCCCTTTCCTGCCCTTTAATATTATACTCTTTATTATAAGGGTGGGTGATTTCCGACTATCAGAATCGGAGTTTCCGACTATCGGATAGTCGGAATTTCCGACTATCAGAATTCGTTTACCTTATAACAATATAAGTTTTCCTTATTATAGCAAGTCTGTCAAGGGAAAAAAGGTTTTTTTTGATTATTTTTGCAATGAATCATTTAACTCACCGCGTTTTTCGTTATTTTTGCTGTTTTTTGTAAAATTTTACGCATTGTAACCCCTTAAAATACAAGGATTTATAAAAATATATGAGAAATTCTCAAAAAATCCTAATTTTGTACTTGACACTATACCGATATATGATATAGTAGTGATTAGTGAGGTTGATTGAACTGAGAACACTTTATTATTTGAAAGGAGAAAGAAAATGAGTAAGAAGAGTACATTATTCGTAAACATTTCTAACCATCCCAGCAGTGGCTGGGGAAAAGAGCAAAAGACAGAGGCCCTTCGCTGGGGAGCCGCTGAAATCACCGCCTGCTGCGGCGCGGCGGTGGAGGCGTCAGAAGACGGCGAGTCCATCTTCTGCGCTAAATGCGGCGCGGTCGATCCTTCCACCACCTCGCAGGTGGTGGATATTCCGTTTCCGGTAATCCCGCCGGAGGCGGATATGGACGTCGTCCGTCGCATGGCGGACGACATGTTTAAATCAATTTTATTAGCGGCAGAGACGTGCTACGCCCCTAATTTTAGGGGCGCGGTGCACCTCATGGGCGAGCAGAGCTTTTGCTTTGTTCTCGCCTCTCTCTTGATCGATGCGGGGATTACCGTTCTGGTTTCCACCACCGCCCGCGAGGCGGTGGTAAAAGATGGGGTTAAAACCTCCATCTTTAAATTTGTGGGCTTCCGGGCCCTAAATCCGCGCCGTCCGGCCGCCGGGCCAGATTATGACTATTTGTCCGGCCCGAAGGCCGGACTGAGAAAATATTTTACGGAATTAATGTGAATGAAAATTATTGAACCAGCCACAAAAAAGGCCCGCGCTATCCGTAAAATAGCCGGGCCAGTGGCTAAAACCTGAAAAGGAGACTGAAAATGAGACAAAGCTATTATTTGCCAAAATGCTGTTGTGTTAGGATGGACGGGGCCGGCGGATATGAAGTCGCGCACACCGAAACATCCAGATATTGCCGCCACACGCCCAGTGGCGGGACAGGCGGGCACAGGGATTATCAAACCCCCTGCAACAGAATAATCGGGAAGGGCCGCACGCAGGGCGAGGCGATTCTGAGGGCGCGTGAAAACCTGGGATTAAAAACAAAATTACCCTTCTAATTTAGAAAGGAGATTGAAAATGGAAACAAAAGAACGAATTGAATTAGCTGAAAAGATTGCCGCAAAGATCGCACAGTCCCGCGTCTGGAGCGGCGGTGACAATGTCCGAATCTATAAAAATGGATTCGCGGCGATCACTCAGTCTGGTCAGGTTAATATTGATGCCTGCAAGGGCAAGTTTTTCGATGAGATCCGTGTTGCCTGCGATGAGTTGGGCGTTGAGTACGGCCGGGGTGTCAACCACGATGAATTATTACGCCGGCTGGGCAACTATAAATTAACCAAAACAGCGGCGGAGTAAGAAACAACTTGAGCCTGAAAAGACGGATCAGGCTAAACGATATGAACGGTTTGATTTTTGATTATTGGAGACAAACATGAACCTTGACGATTATTTAACATTGAGCCAACTGGAAGACGCTACAAATCTTAAATACAGCACCCTGCGGCAGCGGATAAAAAACCTTAAAATTGAGTGCCTACGGGTGCACTCAACATTGAAGCTGTACCCAAAGGACTGTATAGAGAAACTAATCAATTACCCGGATCATCGAAGGAAAGGCCCGTAAAGGGCCTTTTTTTATGTTACAAACCACCCCTGAATAAGAAGGGATTGAAACCCCGTCAGAATTCCTTGACCTGGGCCTTGAGGACCTTCTTGAAATATTCATCGGAGAGGAAGTATCCGTCCCTCGGAGCGGTAAATTCCTCGTTGGCAGCCACGTTGATAATATGGTCACCTTCCAGCGGATAGAGCGTTACTCCTGGGCCACTACAGCCCATTGAGCAGATCATCAATATCAGACTGCAAGTCAGCAGTATCACCGTCGGCGGTCCTCATGCCCATCAGACTTGACGGGTCAACACCTGTGATCTGATTGAATCTTTCCACTGTACAAACGGCCGACCATCCAGCAGGCGATACATACTTTTAACAATATCATCACCCTGAGCGGCTTTAAGTGGCTTGACGAATTTCTCTATTTCCTCTGTTGAAATGCCCGAAAGGTCAACTCTGCGGTCAAAATGCTTTAATTTTCCAATCCAGAAGCTATCCGTAAGATAACCCTTGCAGGCGGTATAGGTGTAAACAACATAAGGGTCAAGATATGGCTCACAGCTAACACTTGTCTTAAATCCACGCTGGAAAGCATATTGCAGGCAAGCCAATCTTTCGGCGAAGTTCGGGGCTTCCGGTTCCCAAAATGAAAGAATCTCATCATTCATTGAGCCAATGGTAAACCGAAACATTATCTGATCTCTGAATTCTGTGTAAAAATCGCAAATTACCGTGATGCAACTCCAATGCGGCTTACTGACAATCAGGACTTTATTTCCCGCATCGAGCAATTTTCGTAAAACACAGAGATATTGAGACATATTCAGGGGTGTAAGATCGTGAGTTGACGGAAACATGATAATGCCTTTACGCTTGCCTCGTGGTTGATCGACTTTTTCATTGTCGATAACCGGCTGCGTCCACTGCTCAACAGTGCAGCGGTTAAATCTGTTTACCGCCATCTCACGAGCATAGCAATAACGGCATCCATGTTCACAACCAAGCTGAAAGTTCAAGTTGCTCTTGGCCCATTCCTTAGTTCCAGTTTTCATCACGCCCATTCCCTGATTTAATCCGGTATAAAACTGCTTCTTTTTTCCTTTGCCTTTGAAAATTTCAATCTTCATAATCAAAATTCCTTCACCTGAGCCTTGAGGACCTTTTTGAAATATTCATCAGAGAGGAAATAGCCATTTCGCGGGGCGGTAAATTCTTCGTCCGCTTTGACATTGATAATGTGATCGCCTTCGAGCGGGTACAGTGTTACGTTGTTACATCCCGTTAAGCAAATCATCCAAATCGGACTGCAAATCAGCAGTATCCGCATCACTATCAATTTTTTGTTCTGCTTTTTCATAAGCTTCCCTTTTCGCTTTGGATTCACGGCTGAACCAATCCTTCCAAATCAGGATGATTGAAGAAATTGCCGCAATCATAATTTTCCACCAGTTTTTCATTTTCGTTACTCCAAGGGCTTTTTCCGGCCCCGCTATATTTGTAATAACGAGGCCGGATATGCCGTTTCATCCACCTAATCCGAAACCGTTTCAGTCTCATCATTGTCTGGCACATTGAGGGCGGCCCGCAACGCCTTGATCATCGGAAGCACAATAACATCGTCCCAATGGGTACTGCTATCAGCTACCTTTTCCTCAATCGCATCAAAGGCGTTATCAATGATTTTCTTGACCTGTTCGGCGGTTAGCATCGCTGACATTGCCGCTACCAATGATTTGACCAATTGCAATAATAGTTCACTCATACGAAATCCTTTCTTAAAACTGTTTCCTGCTTAAAAATTGCAGGCGGGCGGGCATCCATACCAGCCCGAACCTGCGAACCACTACAGGATTCCTATTTGTTGTCCGACGCCTCCGCAGCCGTGACACATCCAGTGCAGCGGCGCCGCGGCCAGGTCGATCGAAGTACCGCCTTTAGGCATCAGGCTTTTCCTTTCTGCGTTTTGTCTGATTCTCTTTAATCCGCTTATCCTCAAGGGCGGCTTTGG